ATCAATTTTTTGAACTGCATTTTCTTTTAATTCATCAAATTTACTTTTTAAATTTTCTTCTTTTGAAGTTAAAATTTCTTTAATTGAATTTCTTTCCGATTCAGTTAAATTTTCTAAATATTTTTCAGCAGTTTTATTAGCAACTTTTAACATTGAACTAATTGGAACTTTGGGTGTTTTACTTTCAACAATTGGTTTAGTTTTAGTTAAACTTTCAACAATTTTCTTCTTAGCTATTGATTTTTTTTCAGGTTTAATCAAATCACCATACAATAAATCATCAATAGTTTCATATTTGTTTTCTAAAACTATATCCTTTGTCCAACTTTTAATAAACTTATTTGTTGATTCTGAAAGTTTCAAATTTCTAAATTCTGAAACCATATCCTCAACCAAGTAATTGGAAGTTTCTTTATCTAAACCTTTGTTTTCATTTAGGTTGTCATAAATTGACATCATTTTAACAAAATCTTTATTTTTTAATAGTTTTTTGTTAAAAAGATACATATCAGTTTTAAGAGTTTCATTTTTGAATGACTCTACCAACTTATTTTCTACTAGTGTTTTAATTATTCCGAATCTCATTTTATAATAATTTAATTATAAATATCAATCCTTTAATAGTTTATCCAATTGATTTCCAATTTCGCCCAATGATTCTTGAACTCGACCTAAATCAATCAGTTCGTCTTCATTTAACATTCCACTATTTTCTAATAAAATATTAAGTCCTGAATTACGTTTTTCTATGTTTTCCGGAACTGTACCAGCACCTTCTGCCGGTGGTGGGGTAGGACTTTCAGGAGCTGGTGCAGGACTTTCAGAACCTCCTCCAAATCCTTCCATTCCTCCTAATCCTGATTCAGGTGGTGCCCCTCCACCTTCTGATGGGGTACCTGCTGGTTCACCCTCTTTTTTACCATATAATTTATCTAAATTATCAAATAAGCCTGTATGAGTAATAACTTCAGCAGTTTTCTTAAGTTCTTCACCAACGGCTCTTTCAATACGTTGTTGTTGTAAGTCAAGTTTAATTTCTTCATCAGAAAACCCAAGAATGTGTTTCTTAGCCCATGACATAGATACTGGTGCAATTCCACTACCAGGGTCAGCAACTAAATCCTTATATAATAAAATCTTTTCTTTCCATACATCAATTTTCATCAAATCTGCCTGAGTTGACGGATTTGTTAAACTAAGTTGGAAATTTGATATTTCATCTTCAAAACCTAAAATGAATAAATGTATAATTGCAATTTTATTCAATTCAGAAATCATATTTTTTTGAATTCTGTTAATAGTTCTTGCAAAACGAATATCTTGTAATGATAAGTTCTTACCATCACCTACAGTTTCTTCAAAACCTAAAAACGCTTTAGGAACACGAAGTGCTGTTAATAATTTCTTTTGGATATATTCAATGTCAGCAATCTCAGATAAGTTTTGAGCACCTGCTAATGTTTCAATAGGACTTGCTTGTGCAGTATCTCTAACAGGTACAAAATAATCTTGGTCAACCGCCATTTGATTAAATCTCATATCCACATTACCTGTTTTTGAATCAACAGTTTGACTTCTCTTAAACTTATTGGCAAATCTTTGGATATATGGTTCAACATCCGCATCATCCATATTTCCAACAAACACTTTAAATACACGTCTTTCAGGCGCTCTTGATGTTCTATAAATTAACATTGCATCTTCTGATAACAATAATTGTTTCCAAATACGACGAGCTTTTTCTAACATAGAAGTACCATAAGGTAATCTTCTATCATCACCTAATAATCTGAAGTGAGCAATTTCCCAAGTATTAAATTCTAAATCTTTCTGTTTCCATTTAAACTTTAAATGTTTTTTTTCAGGATTAGTAGTTGAATCCGTTGAATGTGACCCCATACCCGCTTCCAATCGTTCAATCTCAATGATTGGTAATTGCATACACCCAATCACACCTTTTTCAGGGTCTAATTTTATATAAACAAAGTTATCACCATACTTACATGTGTTTCTTGTCCACATAGGTAAGTTAGTGTTAATATCTAAAGCATTATTAAATAAATCACCTAAAATTGATTTAATTCTTGATGATTCAGAATAAATTTGTAACATGTAACCATCTTGATTGATGGTGGTAGATTCCTCAGCGTAAATGTCTAAAGCCGCGCCAATTTCAGGTGTAAACTCCATTGACTCATAGTCATAAAAAGAAGCCAAACGTGTTGGTTCATAATAAACCGCTTGTGTATAAAGATTGTTTTCAATTCTACCCCATTGGTTTGCTAAATAATATGTTTGTTGTGCCTGAAGTTTCTCTCTTTCATATTCAGCTTTAGAAGTTGTTTTTAACAACTCACTTTTATCATATTTGTACGTAGGATAATCCTGTCCCAAAAGAGAATTGGGTCCAAATGTTTGGGATAACCGTTGCCATACCGTTAGTTTATTTTCACTCATACTAAAATATAAATAGTTTTAAATTAAATTAAAGTTTTTTGAAGTTTAAATAAATATTATTATGGTTTTACAGTAATTGTCCAATTGTATGGCGAATTTTTAAGTAATAAATAATATGGGTTTGTCAATCCACCAGTCGGTGATTCCGGTTGTTGAGGTTGACTCGTACCTGATAGAAATAATGTTTTATTATATAATGTGTTTGCAGTTGCAACCGATGCAACATCTTGTAAAATATAATCAACAGCTGCGGTTTTAAGTGCGGTATTTCTAAAATCTAACGATAACATATTAGTCATTGCTGAAAAAGTTGATGTCCATCCTGTTAATGATTGTGTTGACGCAATATTAAATGTTCTTAAACTTGCAGGGAAATTACCACTTATTAATTCAGTACTGTTTTTAAATGAATTACCACCTATCGTTAACGTAACTAACGATGTATGTGCTGAAAGATTTGTAGTACCTGTTAACTCATTAAAACTTATGTCGATATTAGTAGCTCCTAATGTGTAATTAAAATCAAAATTAGTCATTAAATTATCATTCATATTGATAGTTCTAATTGACGTTGGGAATAGTGTAGTCCAGCCAGACAAATAAACACTATTTAAACTGAAAGTTTGTAATGATGTTGCACCTGTTAAATCTACTGACCATTGTGGTACATACTGTAAAGGACCACCGTCACTCATATTAAAAGTAACACAACTTGTTGGGAAGTTACTTGTATATCCTGTTATATCATTCAAATCCAATCTTAATGTTTGGATACTATTTGGGAATATTGGGGGTAATGTCCTTAAGTTGTTGTTATCTAATCTTAATTCTGTCAAAGACGTACATGCTGATATTGTATTTGTAAATGAACTTAAATTAAGATTACTAGCTAAATTCAGGCTAGTTAAATTTGTATTAGCATTTAAATCAATATCAAAATTATAAAGTCTATTACCATTAAATTGTGCGTTAGTTGCCGATACAGGTAAAGTATACGTCCAACCCGTTAATGAATTATTATTAGACACCTGAATGTCTTGTAATCCAGTACATGCAGATAAACTATTAGTAATATTAATTGATGGTAGGGCATCATTGTTTAAAACAAAGAAATCTCTAAATACTAGTCCAGTTGGGACTGTAATATTTAAAGATGTTAGAGATGAATTATCTTCTAAGCGAATAGTTCTAAATGAACTGCTTCCTGAAAAATTGTAGGTAAACCCTGACATGTCAGTATTTTTAATCCACAACTGTACAAAATTAGGTAAACTTGCCAAGTTACTTGTTGGAGTAAATTCAAAGTTTTGAGAACCAGGTGCAAATGTGTTGTAAATGTTAAAAAATTCTATTGAGTTTGGTAGACTCGAACTAAAGTCAGTGAGGGTAGTACTGGATAATGTCATTATGGTTACCGCAGAAAATGAACTAAAAGTAAATAAATTCTCAACGATATTTGAAATATTATTTAATTGTATTGTTCGAATATTATTAGTCGATACTGAAGATGAAACTTGGAAATTTCTAAATGTTGCAGTATAAAGATTCGAATCGTAACTATAGGTGTAAGTATACGAACTAAAAGTCCCAGAATATGGTGGGTTAGTAATATTAACAAAATTTGTTGACCCGTCACCCCAAATAATATCAAAACTACTATCAGGCGCAGTATTAAATGATACAATCATTGGATTTGTATCAACAATATTTTGTACTTGTAAAAATGGTGGTGTTGAAGGTGTTGGAGTATTTGTTTGAGTTGGAGTTTGTGTAGGTGTAGGAGTATTAGTTTGAGTCGGAGTTTGTGTAGGTGTTATTGATGGTGTAGGTGTTGGCGTTGGGGTCGATGAAGGTGTCTGACTTGGCGAGGGTGTGGATGATGGTGTGAGTGATGGTATAGGATAAACATCAGATTCATTTGTTTTAATAAATATTTTATCACCATTTTGTTTTTTAACCATTAAAATACCAAATCCAGGTACAATCATTCTTGTACCGGCATTGTATTTACCTGATTTTTGTCTTTTTAAAAATCCCATAATTTTATCTTCTTCCTCCGAATAACCATAAATAGTTTTCGTAGTCGCTTTTTGTAGCTTCTCGTTTAAAGTTTTCTTGATGTTGAGGAACTACCGGGTCCATGAATTGTTTTCGATTATATTCATTTGTATTAACAGTCCATGAATTAATCATTGCCTTTGTTTGATTTGTTACCTTATTAAGTGACGTAAATGATGATTCACCAACATAAAGAGCCATAGCCACTGACATAATTAAATCATCGTGTTGTCCTTTTTGGTGGTCAGGTCTTCCATTTATATAAATAAATGTGTTCATTTCATTTAACAATCTACTTGAATTTATTTTAAAACCATGTCTTAAATATTCTTCAAAGGTTGCAATAATTTGAACTCTCTTAGCATTAAAGTTAATTCCTGGTATTTTTTCAGTAGCCTTTGGGTCATATTTCCATTTATTTGAGATATCTACACCGTCAACGTACATATTCTTATACCCTAACTCTCTAAGTCTTAAAGACGTTGTAACACCCATACCACCTGTAATATCTATTACAATAAATGCGTTATACATATTACCCCATTTAAAACATATTTCCGCTAATGTGTCAGGAGGAAGTTTCCCAACATACTCAGCAACTTGTTCTCTTGTATCAAAATCAATGATTTGGAATGTTGAAAAGTCCTCGCTATCCCCACGAGATACGTCAACACCCATAATGTATTTTTTACCCATTTCAGGTTCTTTCCAAATCCAAAGTCCACCACCCATCATCTTTGTGGATGGTTCTTTAACCATATTAATTCTTAAATTTTCCAATAAATCCGAATCAAATACGTTATCACCTGAACCAAGAAATGCACATTCTAATTCCTGACTAACTTTACGTTTATCGTATTTAAGTTTTTTAACCATTGATTCATACCAAGATGAGCTTGGTTTATATCCCTGATTAATTAATTGTCTTATTTCGTCAAAGTTTTTTTCTTTATTGTTATAGTCAATAATTTCAACAGTTTGATATTCATTACGATTTAAATAATAATGAATAATATCTTTTACATTTATTAATGATAAATCTTTTGCATATCTTGGGTCTTTCCACCAAACCATTTCGGAAACTTTAAATTCATTCATTCCCTTTAACGCTTGGTCATATATACCATAATAAATTGGGTCATATCCATTTGGTGTTGATACAACTATAACCTTACCACCTGTGGATAAGGATGCCATACAAGCCGCCCAAAAATCATCGTCAGCGTCAATATATGCCGCCTCGTCAAATATCAATATTGTTGGTGTATAACCACGAAGAGCATCTTTAGATGTTGCAACGGCTTTAACTTCACATCCATTTGTTAATTTAAAGTGTCTTTGTGAATTTTTTTCAGATGAAAAACCTACACCAACCCAACTAGGCCACTGTTCAGTAAATCCTCTAATTTTATTCGCAACTTCAACAGCAGTATCTAACTTGTTTGCAATAACCAATATTTTTTCAGGACTATTCTTTTTAGCAAAAACAAGTTTCTTTGATGACCAAGCGGCGGTTACCGTAGATACACCAGCTTGTCGATACTTTAAGGCAATATTTTCATTATAATTCTCATAATCCTCAACCAAACTAACTTGGTCAGGAAATAATTCTAATGGGACATACTTTTGAACAGTGTTGTCATATGTCTGTAAATAAGTTTTAAGGGCGTATGGTGTTGATTTCATACACTTGGCATACTCCATTAAAACTGCTTCTCTTGATAAACTCATATACTATAAATATAAAATTTATCTTAAAATAGAAAACCCTTCATCTCTGAAGGGTTTTAAAGTTTTTAGTTGATACCTAATCCTTTTAAGAAATCATCAAAATCCTCATCATCATCGTCGTCATCATCCTCATATTTCTTCATAGTATCTTCATATTCTTCTTCTTTAAGTTCAGCAATGATTTCATCAACCATATCTTTTACCATTTTCTTTCCTTTTGGTGAACCTGATAAAATTTCACGAGCCATTGCAAAGAATTCGTTTGGGGTAAGTTCGGCAAACTTAACAAGGAAATATTGTTGTAAGTTTCTCTTATCATCATCAAACAATTCATCAGGATAAGCTTCACGAAACTTTTGCCAAATAACCGGACCTAATCTCATATCCCAAATTTCACCAACAACAGTATCTTGTGATTTAATAACCGCTTCTTGTCTTGTCTTATCTTTCGGTAATCCGTATGTTCCTGCGATTTCCATGACACCTTTAGCAAGTTCGTGAATAAGGATTGGTAAGTTAACACCACGAGCCTTTACTGTTGGTGGGTCAGTCTTAGCATCTAACTCAGACATACCATATGTTGATTCTCCACCACCTGCCATACCTTGAACCATTGAGTCAGGCATTAACCAATAAAGTGAATCTGCAAATGACATAAAGACACCATACATATTCAGTAATCTTGGGTTAATAGCATTTAACTCTCTGTTTAATAATTCAAACATATAAGAAGATTGTTTAGCCGCACCTTGAATAAGGGAGTTTATAAATCTTCTTTTAGCCTTTTCTAAATCAAATTTTTCAAATGAATCCATGAAATCCTCAAGTTGTTCTTGTTCTTCTTCAGAACCAAACATGTTTTCAATTTCCTCTTCACTTGGTTCTTCACCTTTAGGTGATAACTTACTTGAATCAATGTCATTTGGTTTAACCAACTGCACATCATACTGTAACGCCCCTTCAGGAATACCAAATTCCTTTTGAACAACCTCAATTGCTAATTCTTCCAAGTATTCTTTGTTTTCAGATTCAATCTGAGCAATTTCTTGCATAGCGTTCATCACCATCATTTGAAGCCTCATCATCGAATTCTGTGATGTAACATCCTCAATACCTGTGTATCTTTTTAATCTGTTAATAACTTCTTTAAATCTTTGAGACGCGACAAGTTGCTCAAAGTTAGATGGTTTATCCGGACCTTCAGGTGTGATTTCAGGAAATGCTTTACTACCTGAATGAGGTGTTTCACCTTTCTCAAATTTAGATTGAATGTCAGGTGCCATTCTTTCTGACCCTTCGTATCCGATAGGCGCCTCATTAATTCGACTAACCAATCTTTTTACTAATTTTTCTTTTTTCATCTTACTCACCTTTTAATTTAATATTCATTTTACCAAAACTTAAATAAGATGGTAATTCACCTTTTGGTCTTGGTTCAGTGTCTGGTGCTGGTTTGAAAGGATTTTTTCTAGTCGGAGTAGTTGTCTTTTCCTTTTCCTTAGTTCTTTCTTTTTCTTTTGTACCAGAACCCTTTGGTCTTGGTTCAGTATCCGGTGCTGGTTTGAAAGGGTTTTTTCTCGTAGGAGTTGTTGTTTTTTCTTTTGTTCTTTCTTTTTCTTTTGTTTGTGATTCCAAAATACTTCTGATTAAATCTTTTTTTGTCATAGATGGTCTTAAATTTTCTTCAATGATTTCTCTCATTTTTCGTTCCAAAATAACTTCATATGGATTTTTACCTTCTTTTAATGACTTTTTGACATCAAGAACACATCTTTCAAATTTCTTATCTTCACCTTTAGTGTAATCGTCTTTCTTTTTACCTTCTAAACCCAATGATGATGTACAGATAGCCCAAGGATTTTTTTCAACTTTCTTTTTTGTTTTTTTCTTACCCTCAGTCATTTCACCTTCAGCTGTTGATATTTTTAAAACTCCGTTTTCCACTTTAGCGGTTGATGGTTTGTTAGGGTCATTTGATTTTGGAATTACCGCCCCTTTATTTTGAATATCCGATAAAGGTATATTTGTTGTTGTTGTTATATCTTTAGTTTGGGTAATTGCTTCTTTAGTTTCAGATTTTTTACCACTCGAAAACATATTCCCAATAGGTTTATTCATTTTACCATAACCAATAAATCCATGGGCATTAACCATAGATTCATATAAGGTATTAATTTGTTTTGGAGATTGTTTACTTAAATTTTCTTTAGTAAAACCTATCTCAACTAATTTTTGAATTTGTTTTTTTATTTCCATCTTCTTCAAACTCTTTATAAAATTCAAGGATTATATCCTTTTCATATAATTTATCTTTAACTTGTTGTTCAGTCATTCCAAAGTGAAAAACTAATCTTTCATCTTTATCACTATCTTTTTCCCAAGCTAAAGCTACCACATTATCTAACGCATCTTTCATACAAAAAAAATCGGAGTTTTGAATGAGCTCCATATCTATTCCGTCTCTATTCAATACTCCTACTTTTTTAATTTCTTCAGTATCAGGTGGTGTTGGGTTTCCGTTAGCTGGAACTGTGTCCCAATCATCACCAAATACTTCAGTTGTTTGTGAGAAAATAAACTCGTAAGTTTTGTTTCCTCTATAATTTGCCCCTAATCCGTTAACAAAAACTAAATAACTCATAGGATATTACCTTTTGGAGATACCTTAAGTTGTTTGTTTTTATTTTCAAATACTAAATTACCTTTATTAGTTTTACCTACAAAAGTTACAAACGGGAAATTGTTAACAATCTTTTTTGATATTTCAGCTTGAGCTTCAGTTAAAGATAATCTTTCAATTTCTTTATTATATTTAATCTTTCTTGATTCTGAAATAACTTTTTGTTCTTTTTTCTTTTCTGTAATAAATTTCTTTTCATTTTCATTAATTACAACATAACCTTTAAGAACTTTTTCAATTGTAGATTCTTTAAAAATACTTTTAAGAGCTGATTCTACATAACTTTCTTCGTTGAATTCTCCTTCGTCCATCCAACCTTCAGCCATTTCACCTTCAGGTTCAGCAATTGGTTCTTCCTCAGAAGACATTTCAGGTTCTTCACTTGACATTTCATCTTCAGATGAACCCATATCTTCCATTCCGTAGTCAGATTCTTCTTCACCTTCAAATCTTGTTAAGATTTCTTCTTTATCATCTTCATCTAATGAAGATAAATCTAAAGAAGATAATATTGAATTAATAACATATTTTACATCTTTACTTGATAACTCTTCCTCACCTGAATAATCTCTAATTTTTTGAGCTAACTTTCCTGTTAACTTTTGAATAGATTTAAATGTAACTGGTTCACCTTCTCCACCTTCTGATGGTAATTCATCCATATCTGATGGTTCTTCCATACCCATTTCATCTCCTTCAGGAGCAATTGGTAAATCGTCACCCATATCAGTACCCATATCAGAATCCATAGATGGTTCTGCAGGTGCTGGAGTTTCCTCAGGTGCCGGTGGAGGTAAATCTGAAGGTTCTTCAGATGGAGCTTCCATTTCAGGCTTTGGTGTTTTTAACATGTATTTCTTATCTTCAGTGAATAAAGATATTCCTTCACTAATACCGTTAACTCTATTAATTTCACCAGCCATTAAATTTAATTTTCTCATAGCTGCCGAGTATGAAGAAAAGTGTTTTCTATTCTTCATGTGGTCAATATAATCTGAAACAGATTCACTGATTTGTTTTTTGATAATATAACCTAATCTTTCTTTTACAATTTCATAGGTGTTACCATCAGCTAATGTTACTCTGTAATCAACTGAAGATGTTTCATTAATTGAATTTGGAATATTCTCGTTATAACGAGCTATTTCCATAATTCTTTGGATTTTATCCATACCTTGTAGTTTTTCACTACCAATTGGTTTTAGTTTGCTCATAATTTTTTAACTATTTAATCCGTTAAAACCGCCTATTGTTACGGCATTTAATTGTACTACAGTATCTCCTGAAATTGTTCCACCTCCATATGTTGGGTGTGGTTGTAACGTTGATGTACAACTATTACATGCGGTTCCACCTGTAGTGTTGTTAATAACTACATATGTATATGTTCCTGAAGAATACTGCGCCATAATATTATTTTTTCTTTATAAATATAAGGAAAATTAAGATTTTTTTAGATTAAGTAAAAAATCTATCTTTTGTTCCATCAGTGATAATTCTTTATCGACCAATTTATTCTCTAAATTAAATAGTTTTTCCAAATAATCACTTCTTCTTAAGTACTTAAAGACCAAATTTTCATATGAATATTCACCATCTTTTTTAAGACCTGAACTTCTATATTTTTTAAGTTTTTCTTTAAATTTTTTAATATATTCTCTTGCTTCATCGATATCTTTCTCCGATGCGTTATCAACCACAGTATCAATCTGTGTTTTCCAGTGATTAATTTTCGACTTTAATAATTTAGTATCAATACTAACTTCCTCTTTTTCAGGTTTAACCAACCACTCATCATATAACACAGAATAAACACCTGAACTAAAATGTGACTCACTTTCATTCTGAACATAAAGTTCAACTTCATATCCAAAAATTTTAATATCGTGATTGGTATTAAAAATTGTTTTTTTCACTTTAAACAACTCTTCATATAGTGGAAGTTCTGTATCTGAAAATTGAATAAAATCAGAAACAACGTGAAGGTCGATATCAGAATACTCTGACCAATTATAATTTGCTAATGAACCTGTAAAAATTACATCTTCAACTAAAATAGGTACTCCGATAAAATCAACAAATTCATTTGCTGTGTGAAGTAATTTTTCTCTTACTTCTTTACGCAACTTCATGTTCTCATCCCAAATTTTTGAGTTGAGTTTATCTTGAGCAAAAAAACTTTTAATGATATTATTATCTTTCACAAATAATAAATATCTGTAAATTACAATCTTTTATATTTGTAAGCCTTTGCGATGTTTTTACTAAAATAACTTCCTTGTGATTCCGCCATTCTAAAACGAGTATATACTTCGTGTGGTACATCGTCATACTCATACTGAATACCTGTCTTAAAATCAACAATTAACTTCTTAGATTCAGTGTTATAATCAGTTTTAGTAATGTTTGATGACTCGATTTCACAAATGATGTTAGTTCCTTTGATTGTTTCTTTAAGAATTGCCATAACTTTTTTTTGTAAGTATAAAAAAAATTGTATTAGTTTTGTAGTTGAATTTAACAAGAAAATAAATTAATCTTAATCAAAACAATTTTTATGACAGATTCAGTTGATGAAGGTGGAAAACTACCAAAAAAGACAGAGGTAAACTCAAGTACACCTGTTCTAGACAATTTTAGTCGTGACCTTATTAAACTTGCCGAGGAAGGTAAATTAGACCCAGTTGTAGGTAGGGAAAACGAAATATTACGAATTGCACAAATTCTTTCAAGAAGAAAGAAAAATAACCCAATTATTATTGGTGAACCTGGTTGTGGTAAGACCGCAATTGTTGAGGGGTTGGCTATGAAGATTTTTGAAGGTGATTGTCCAAGAAACTTGGTTGACAAACGTATTCTTTCATTAGAAATGAATTCAGTTATTGCGGGAACAAAGTATCGTGGTCAATTTGAAGAACGATTAAAGGTTATCTTGGAAGAAATTCAGGCAAACCCTAATGTTATTCTATTCATTGATGAAATTCATACGATTGTAGGTGCGGGTAACGCATCAGGTTCAATGGATGCTTCTAATATCTTAAAACCAGCATTATCAAGAGGTGAAATACAATGTATTGGAGCAACAACATTGGATGAGTACAAGAAACAAATTGAAAAGGACGGAGCGTTAGATAGACGTTTCCAAAAAGTAATAGTTAGTTCTTCAACCAAAGAAGAAACATTACAAATCCTTAAGAATGTTAAAGACAGATATGAAAATTATCACAAGGTAAATTACACTGATGAAATTTTACAAATCTGTGTTGATTTGGCGGAACGATATATTACGGACAGAGAGTTCCCTGATAAAGCGTTTGACATCTTGGATGAGGTTGGAGCAAGAGCTCAGGTAGATGTGAAAAATCCTGAAATTATTGATGAATTAAAACGTCAGGCATTAGAAATTAAACAACAAAAATTACTTGTTGTTAAAAAACAGAATTACGAAGAAGCCGCAAACTTAAGAGATAAAGAAAAGAAAGTTTTATCACAACTCGATATTGAAAAGAAAAAGTTTGAACAAACTCTTTTAGATAATAGAAAAACAATTTCTGAAGAATTGGTTTATGAGGTAGTGTCAACAATGACAAAAATACCTTTAACTAAACTTAATTTAGATGATAAAGTTGCTCTTATTAATTTAGAAGAAGAGTTAAACAAATCAGTAGTTGGACAAAAAGACGCTGTTACTAAAATTGCAAAATCTATTCGTAGAAATAGATTAGGTATCAAAGACCCAAATAAACCAATTGGTTCATTTATATTCTTAGGTTCAACAGGTGTTGGTAAGACATTGTTGGCTAAAGAATTGGCTAAACAAATTTTTGGAAGTGAGGAAAACCTTATCCGAGTTGATATGTCTGAATTCCAAGAAAAACATACCGTATCTCGTTTGATTGGTTCACCTCCTGGTTATGTTGGATATGATGAGGGTGGACAACTTACAGAACAAGTAAAAACCAAACCATACTCTGTAGTGTTATTTGACGAGGTTGAGAAAGCTCACAAAGATATCTTCTCAGCATTACTTCAACTATTAGACGAAGGTTACATGACGGATAGTTTTGGAAGAAAAATCAATTTCAAAAACTGTTTAATCATCATGACTTCAAATCTTGGTGTGAAAAAAATGCAAGAGTTTGGTGCAGGTGTTGGATTTAGTAAGACAGGTAATGTTTACACCAATGAAGAACTTAAGAAAACGATGTTGAATAAAGAATTGAAAAATCATTTTGCACCTGAGTTCATCAATCGTTTAGATGAAGTAATTGTATTCAACACACTTCAAAATGACGACATCCAAAAGATTGTTTTAGTTGAAATTAACAAATTAAAAACTCGTCTATTAAATTTGGGTTACAATATTAACTTTGGTCAATCAGTAATTGACTTTGTTTCAAAAGTAGGATTTGATGATGTTTACGGAGCTCGTCCTCTAAAGAGAGCAATTCAAGAAAAAATTGAAGACTACATTTCAGATGAAGTATTGCGTGAAAAAATTGTATTAGGTAAAACTTATAATATCGAAATCAATGAAGAAGAGGTTTCAATAACAGAAGTTGAAGTCCAACCTGTTGAAACACCAAAAGTGAAAAGACCAAGAAAGAAAAAGGGGGAATAAACCCCCTTTTTTTTATGATTAAAAATCAAATGTAATTGTTTTATTGACGTAGTGGTATTTTTTTCTACCAAGTTCTTCAATCATCTTTTTACCAGTTTCAACACCGGCAAAAACTTCATGAACAACAACATACTCATTAGGTGTGTGGTAATTGTGGTAACCAATTGAGAAATTAATACAAGAAAAATCAAATTTCTTTTTTAATTGCCAAACATCAGTATATGGATGTTGCATATATTTTGGTTCAGACAACATACCTTCAGAAAGAATTTTTTTAGCTTTTGACTCAAATTCAGAGTTACTTTCAAAAACTTTAACACCATAACAATATTCAGTCACCATATAGTCATGTGGTGCGTCAAACTGAATAGCGTAACCCACATTACTAAAAAACTCTTCACTAGCCTCTTTTGACCCAAGACATCCAACTTCTTCAGCCACAAATAATGCGACTTTAAGAACATCAAATTTTTCTAATAAGTCAAGACATGCAAAGACACCACACTTATCATCTCCCCCAATACCTGTTGGGTTACCTAAATCGTTGTACGCTTTAAGTGATAGACTCAGATTACCCTTTGAATCTTTTAGTTGTTCTTCACGAATGTTAATAGTGTCTATTTTATGGACAGTATCTGTGTGAGCAACTACACATGGGTAAAACTCACCTTCTTGTAGAGTTCCTTTTGTAACGTAAACATTACCAAAATCATCCACTTCAAAGTCATATCCTTTTTCAGAAAGATAGTTAGATAAAAATTCTATCATCAAATCTTCTTTAAATGATTTGGTAGGAATAGATAATACTTGTTTAAGGAAATTAATTTTTTCGTTCATAGCTCATAAAGATAAGCTATTTTTCTATTAAAACAATTCAGGATGATATAAAAAATTTAAAAAAGTATCATAATCAATTTTAACGGTTTGGTTAAATTCATTTTTACTATGATTACTATATGTAACAAGTATCTTTCCGTCATCAACATCTCGAATTATGAATTTGTTTGGTGTCTTTTCCCCAAATGTTTTTTGTGAAGGAAATTCATACCAATTATTAAATTCACCATACTTTAACTTTGATAATTTTTCAAGTACTTCAGAGTTCTTACGATAAGAATCAATATTATCACTATCTTCAATTTTTTCCATGATTTTATCAAGATTCCAAGTTACACTTCTGTTAAAACTTTCATCATCATAATTTTGACTATCAAAATAAGCATAATAATCTTCATATAAATCTTCGTCAAACTGTATTCCCAATTGGTCAATACTTGTTTTTAACATATCTGAAAGTTTAGCGTCTTTGTCTTCACCAGACTTATCCCAAGTATTTAAAAGAATTGCTACAGTTGTCATGTAGAGATTAGTACATTTTTTCTCAAAGATATTTAAAGGAAGTAAAGCATTACACAATTTAGATGTAACATATTGTCTTAATCCTTTAACCAATGCTTCATCATATTCACTTGAATAATCATAAATAATACTATCTATTTCATTTGAAAATTCATTTTTTAACCACTTACAAATTTCAATAATTTTATCGTTATGTTCTCTTAAATTCTCTACCGAAAGACTAGGTCTTAATATTTTTACTATTTGTTTAACCTTAT